CTTTATATTCAGGCTCTTCTTCCTGATCCTGCTGCGCCTTCAGAAGCTGCAACGCCTGTGCCGGATCGACACCGCCTTGCCCAGCCATCTCCATACCAAGCTTCTGACGGGCAAGCTGAAGCTGCTGCAATTGCGTTGCGCGCGTGCGCTGAGCCTCTGCGGCCTTCGACAGAGGTCCAGCCATAGCCGTGCCAAGATTTCCAAGTGTCTCCCCAAATCTGCCACTACGGGTTGTCTGACCGAGCGCACCAGCCGCCTGAAACATCATCGACGCCTTGTCGAGATCGCTCATGCCAGTCTGACTGAGGGAGCCCTCTTGCTGCTGCAACGTGCCAAGATAAGCCTTCTGAGCCGCGTTCTGTGCGTCAGCCTTCTGCTGCATCTGCTGATAGATAGCTTGATACGGGCCCTTAAACTGAAGAGCGGCAAGGCCAGGAGCAGTGACAGCAGACTGCTCGTCATCGTCTTCAGTTGTCTGTGAATTAAGAGGGCTGACCGCCATAATTTACCTCTTCACTTCATGAGGTTGCTGAGAGCGGCGGCGCTGAGACCAGCGCTTGCCAGCGAAGCGAGCGGAGACGCAGAATAGGTGTTGCCAACAGACGATGTTGCGCCTGTTGATGTACTGCCGCCAGAAGGAAGACCACGGATTTGACTGCTAAGCCAGGAAAGTTGCTGCTCAGGATATTGAGTCTGCGCCTGAAAGTCCTGGTAAGCCAGATCAAGATTCTTTTGATTCATGGCCTGTTGCTCGGAGCCAGTTGTCTCCAGTGCTGCAGCACCAGTGAGACCCAAAGCCTGCGCTTTCTGGCCAAGGTTCGCCTGGACGTTGGCAAGGTTTGCCGCAGCAGTTTCTTGCGTCCCCGCCAGTGTACCAGCCGCCTGACCAAGGGATGCCTGCCTGGCGAGATCAGCTTGCGCCTGCGTTCCCGCAGTAGTGTAACCCTGCGCCAACTGGGCGCCGATGTTCTGCTCCAGACCGCTCGCAATATCGCGAACGCCACGCTGGGCAATTTCCTGCTGACGGCTGGATCCATACTGACCGGCGCGGGTAAACTGATCGCCAATCGCAGGAAGAATTTTCTCCTGTAACTGCCTCTGGGCTTCCGTGCCCATCTTGTCGATCACGTTCTGCTGGTAGGGGTTCATGTAGTCGCTAATGACGCCAGGTGTAGTCTGGCTCGCAGCAGTGAAATATGGCTGAGCTGCCCCAAGAGTGCTAAGTCCAGCACCCTGCGCAGCAGTCTGTTGAGCCGCTTCTAACCCCGGCTGATAGGCATTGGCGGCTGTAGCGGTCTGGGTGAAGGCCTGCTGCTGCGGGTCTGTAAATCCAGCAATGCGAGGGCCGCCATATGCCTGATAGGGCTCCTGAGCCGCACTATATGACCCAGACATGAGGTTATAGAGGTAATCCGACAGATACTGCGGAACCTGTGAGGTTGTCAGGGACGAAGTGCTGGAGGGAAGGGGTTGCCCCTGCGTAAGGAAGTTAAGGAACGCCATTTATGCTCTCCCACCCATCAAATACCGCTCGGGCGACTCGGCGTCTGGGCTGATCTTGCCACGAGACAAGGCCTTGCCCTTCTGCTTGCGGATATTAGCACGAAACTGGTCCAGTTTGGCAGCCCCTGCTTTTGACGATCCGTCACCAAGAAGCGCCACCGTCTCGGCGTCAATAACATATTCGCCGTCTGATAACTTCGCGTCGATGCTATCGGAGCGGCCAGTGCCAGGCCCATTGACCGCGCTGCTTAGCGGGCCACCACGAGCAGCCGCAACAGTCGGCTGCTCTTGAGCGGCTGTGTTCTGAGAATCATAAAACAGCGTCTCAGGGCGTTTCCCATAGTTATAGTAGTCAATGGGATTTTGCAGACGGGTGCGGTTCAGCGGCGCCACAGCCAGCCGCTTTGTCATGTTGGGATCGGTTGAAGTTGGCGTGCCAGCAGCCGTAGCGGCAGCCTGATCGGCATTCGACCCTCCGCCGCCCATCATGGCGCCAAGACCAACTGCCGTAGCGGCCATCTTATTGGGGTCTGAAAGATAGCCACTGAGGCTAGAGAGGATCCCACTTGAAGTAGGTGCCCCCGGCATCGCTGGCATTTGAGTACCAGCAGGGATTTGAGGCCCATAAGCGCCAACAGATGCCGAGGTCCCCCCCGCAGCGGAAGTTGGGATTTGAGGCCCATAAGCTCCAACAGAAGTTGGGTCTCCGCTTGCATAAGCTGAATTAGAGTCCATTGGCTGAATGCCAGCTGTATTTGAAGAACCCAAATAATTCCCCAACGCCGACCCGCCAACAGTACCGGCGGCGCCGAGAAGACCGCTTGTAAGAGCTCCCTTGGTCCCGCCAGTTAATCCGCCAATGCCTGCGCTGAGAAGAGCGTTGCCCGCCAAAGTAGACACTGGAACAGCGCCAAGGGCACTAATGCCAGTTGCCGCGCCAAGCCCTGCCGCTCCAGCTTCTCCGGCGCCTAGAGCCCCAAATATCCCTGCCCCGAGGCTTGCGCCCACACCCGTCGCCATGAGCGCAGTGCCAGCCAAAGCAGCTACAGGCGCAAACCATGATTGCTTCCAGAACGGCGTAAACTGCGGCATCCCGGTGTGGGGATTGATCGTCGGCTCGCCCCATTCTTTGCAGAGCTTTTGATACTCATCCTTATTGATGTGGATGACCATGGTGTCGCCGCCAACACCGGCATTGGCAACATTCTTGGCCTGACCCGCCAGACCGCCCTTGGCCATCTTTTCAATGTGCTCACGCGGAACCTTGATTTCAAACGGTTTCGCCCCGACACGCCCGCCCTTGGCGTACATGCTCATGGGGCTACCTCTCCAAGACGAATCGGCTGCGTCGTTAGAGACTGGGTTCCAGTTTGCGGGATAATCAGGTGCCATGTCATCCACCGGGTAAGGTTACAGCGCGGGTAAAGGCGAATGCCCAGTCTTGCCAGTCGTTATATTCCATGGGGTTTGGTGGGTTCTGCTTTCCGACAGTAAAGAAAGAAACCACGCCCAAAGCCCATGTCTGCCACTTCTCAGGGTCATCAAGACGACCCATAGTCCCATACTTTTCAAGAGTATAAACCATTGAGTCGGTCCAGTCAGTAACCGTCATCCCCCGAGGGTCGATCATCCCAGCACCGTCCCATCAGCAGGCTCAATATGAGCGATGCACTGGCCCATCTGGTAATCGCCGCCGACCTCATTCGATTTGAAGATAAACCGCATTTCGCGGCGTATCTGCTTGAACATTGAGACTTGCTGATATGGCTGGATGGTGTTTTCCTGATCCGTGAACACGAGCGGATCCGTCAACACTTCGGGCGACCTAGCGTTTGCCCGACCAGAAAGTTGAACAGTCATGTCGCCTGATTGGACAAAGTCAGGCTCAATCATGGTGCATCGCAGCGATTTGTTCCTCGGCTGCTGTTGATCAGCCACAAGGGTGATATCAGCAGTCTGAAAGTATGACGGGATAGAGTTTACGACCGGCCCATCAAGTTCATCGACACCAAATTCATGCTGCCAGAGCTTGTAGCCGCCGCTTGAGTTCTCAATTCCCGTCAAAACAGGATATTCGTAAACGGTCGCAAACTTGCCGCAGGAACGCCCGCCGTTGGGGAGCTCGGTATCATACCAAGTATTCTCACGGAGGTTATAGACGACTGCATGAGTGCATTCGGTGGCGCTACCACGAGGGTAGCACCACCATATTTCGCCAAAACGCGGAACCTTATAGGCGAACACCTTCTGCCGTTGGGCATAGTTTAGGTTATCAAAGAACCAGTTCTGATTAAGCTGGTTCGGAATCTCGCGGACAACACCGTTGAACATCAGGAAACGATCAACGCCGACCCAATAGAAAATTCCGTCATATTCGATCGGGGACTGCGAAGACAAAATTGAGGACTGCGAAGTCAGGATATCAAACTGGAAAACCGGATCCCCACCGACGAAGGTGCAACGGATAAGGCTATCGAGAGACCAAAAGAGGCCAGCAGGAGCATTGCCAGGGCCTGCACGCAGGGGTAGAGCAGCCACAATCTTCTGGCCTGTAATGTATCCATCGCCGGATCCTGTGCTAGTCCAGTCGTTTGGGTTATTAGCTACAGACCATGCCACATAGCCATTGGAGCCATAGACAAAAGTGTAAGGATAAAGGCTTACTACGCCCCCAGACACCGCAGGAGCTGTGTTAGCTGTCAGGGCCGCCGTGTTGCTAACTATTCCCCAGTAGAGGGTAGAAGTAGCGTCGCTATCAATCACAGACAGGTTTTTGCCTGGGTGGGCAAGAATATAGCTGCCCGGAGTAACACCAACAGAGTCGAAAGATGTGTCAAACGTCCAAAGATTGTTGATATTAGCAACAAAACCGGATGGTGTCCTATCGGTAAAGGACGTCACAATGCCATCAGCATTGACGGAAACTTGCTGAAGCAGGCTTTTGCTGCCCGAAGCAATGTAAAGAAGGCCGTTCTGGTTGTATGTGTTGAGGCCGCGCGATATTTCGGAGAAGTTGTTATTCAGGCGCCGATAGCCCCACATTTTGCGTGGCAGACCACGCTGGAACCTGCACCATTGGCCATCAACATAGAACCCATTCTCAAGGCGAGTGCCGTCGCGCTTGATACCAGGAAGCGACTTGATGACGTAAGGAGCCATTAGAATGTCCCACCATCGACAACGCCTGAAGGAGCGACACCAAGAGCAACCCATGCTGCGGCTTGGTTAGCAGCTGTGTAGATAGCGTCACCAATCGAAGTGGCCCCGAGAGACGCCCTTGCCGCAGAAGCGGTAGTGGCGCCGGTTCCGCCATTAGCGATAGAGATTGGCGTAGAAACAGAACTTGCGGTCTGTCCGACAACCACATTTGTCCCATCGCAGTAAAGGATCTGCGCCGCATTCTGGGCCACTGCAATGCCAGTGCCAGCGGAGGTCTTTACCGTGAGGGTAAAAGCGCCAGTGGTCGCATTTGTGATCCAGTATTGCTGAATCGTGGCGGGAACGATGATGTTCCTATTTCCAGTCAGAACGCCCGTCAGATTGTACGAGATCCGGTTTAACTGAGATCCAAACAGCGTAAGGTCGCCAGTGCCGGCTACATTGATTGACGTATAGTCAAATGCGCTGGTTGAGCTGGAGCCGCCTGAAACAGTGTAGAAATTCGACCCGTCGCAGATCACCATCGCCGACTGGCCCACCGTGAGGGTGAGCGTCGAAAGGCCATTGATGAGCTCAGTGCTATTGGGGTCTATGATGACAGAACTAGATCCACTATTGCGAATGTAGCAGAACCAATCTGCACCTAGCGTTGCCGAGGCCGTCAGCGCCAATGTGCCAGAGGCGCCAGTCCAGTTGATTAAGGTGGCACGATCGGCCGACCCAATTGTGTAATTGGTGCTTAGCGATGAGATCGTGATGGCCTGGTTCAAGGTTGTGAAAATAGCCTTCAGCCCGGCGCCAGCCAGAGCGGAGGCATTGGCCTGAGTAGTGGCTGAGCCGAACTGATACGAAACCCAAGTGCCAGCAGCTGTAGTGTTTGAGGTCATGTAGACCTGCCACAACTGCCCAGCAGCGACAGTGCAAATGGTCGTGCCGGTGCTACCAACAACACTGAACGTCGTGGTTCCAACGTTGTTGAACAGGAAACACTCGCCAACGGAAGCCTGATTGGCGGCGGGGAGGTAGACCTTTTTCCCAGACCCCGTGCTATTCACATTCATAATGCGAGCAGCAACGTAATTGGCGGCCGTATTGGGGGCGTTTGTCTCAACCGGCCATGCGAGCACAATGTCAGTAGTAGTTAGCGAAAAGGCTAAATATGAGACATCGGACGGATAGATGTTGGTTCCGCCAAAAACTTCGGTGTAGGTAGTGGTCATTTATACCTCCGTCCGACGGGCGGCACGATCAAGGATCTTGGACAGGTCCTCTCCATTAAGAGCCTGAGCGGCACGGTCGTACATCTGTTGCCAGAGGCCAACGCGCTCGTCGTTCTTTAGGAATGGGGTGGCCTCAAGCAGGGAGGCGTATAGGAGAACCTGCGGCGCGTATTCAGTCAGCCAGTTCGTCTGGTTTGTATCATCGAGCAGCGGCAAGATCTGATAGACCAGAACCTCAAATGGGTAGGCCTGGTCAGGCGTAGGGGCGATGATCCAGTTGTTGTAGTCGTACTCAGCATAAAACAGCGGAACATCAGTCTGGCTGCGATCTGGCCAGTACGAGCGCACATATTCATATGAGCGAGGGAAAAGCTGATTGTACTCGTTCCCGATGCCAAAGTTGAACGACACCGTCGAGCGCCAGCGGTCAGGTTTGGGATAGACCGCCAAGCCGGGAGACATGGTGCTGGTTATGACATTGATCAGGCCCTCGACCTTGAGCTCACGAGCAATGCGGCGCTCCGCCAGGTTTATCAGCCTGGGGAGCTGCTCGTAAACAATCTGGTCAGACTCAAGCGTAAAGCCGCGCTCTAGATAGCGCCTGAGGTCTTCCTGAAGGGTGGTGAATGTAGTTGTCGTAGCCATGATGACATCCTAACACCATTAGGCCTCGTTCGCCATACTGATGGCCTTGGCCTTTACCCTACCGACCCTGTCCGTCCAACCTCTGCCAAAAGTGTCAAAGGTAGAAAGCCCTTTGAGGAAATCTAGTCGCATGTCGCAGATCGCATCAGCGGCTTCCTCGGCATTGCAGGACTTGATCGCCTCCAGAGACTTCGGGCCAATCATGCCATCAACAGGAACACCGGCTATCTCCTGAAGGTACTGGGCGGCCTTGTGAGGGCCACTGTTTACCGCCAGATCATAGGCAGCGTAGTCAACGCCGGGAGGCAGCATGTCACCCTTGATCCGGTCCCAATACAGGGCCTTGTAGAAGGGCTTCACTGCTTCAGGGGTCAGGCCGCGCATCTCGGCCTCAGTTACGTCGCGGTTCAGGTAGCCCTGCCAAGCCGAGCGGGTAACGCCAAGATTTGTAGATCGGA